GGATTGAGTTCGGGCGGATGGTGGAGGAGGGTAAGGTGAATCTGGGTCCGGTGGGTACGGATGAGGTATTGCTCCAGCAGTTCGTGAGTCGGAAGGTTCGGACCAATGGGAAGGGGAAGCTGACGCTGGAGGGTAAGGACGAGCTGAGGGCGCGGGGAGTGAACAGTCCTGATCGGGCGGATGCGGTGGTACTGGCTTTCTGTGGTGGGGGCGGGAAGCGGATGGATGAGTATATGCGGGCGGTGAATGAGGATGGGCGGAGTTTGATGGAGAGGTTAGAGGATGAGATTGGCCCACTAGAACCGAGCGAAAAAGGGGTTGCGCTTGCTGGATGTGATGTTGGGGGGTAGGAAAGGAGCAATATTTTATGATGAGCGATAAACAGCGGAATGCGTTGCAGGGCCAGATCGTGGAGGCCGTGAGCCAGCGCAGTCCGTGGGAGATACGTCAGACTCGGTGGTATGAGCTGCGGCACAATGGTTTGCGCCGTGCGAATAAGCCCTGGCCGAAGGCGGCGGATCTGCATTGGCCGCTCATTGATACGGCCATCGAGAAGCTGAAGCCGTTATTCCTCCAGCAGGCACTCGGCATGGATGTAGTGGCCAGCTTTGTTCCGATGCGCCAGCAGTTGAATGCTTATACCCGCGTAGCGGAGGATTGGTTCAATTACAAGATTCGGGAGAAGACCAACTTCGTGGATGAGGTGTTGAGCTGGGTGGATTACACGCTGATGAGCGGGCGTGGTGTGATGAAGTGCTTCTGGAATCCCGGTGATAAGCAGGTGGGGTTTGAGGCGATTGATCCGATGTATTTCGTGGTCCCGGCGTATACGGTTGATTTGCAGGATGCGGACTGGGCGGTGCATGTGATGCCGATGAGTGTTCCGGCTTACAAGCGGGTGGCCGCGCAGTTGGGATGGAAGAGCGATCCCAAGACCATTGAGAAGATCCGGGGGAATCCGCAGCAGGATGATAATATTCCGGGCGCGGCGACCGAGGATAGCGCGAAGCAGTTGCGCGAGGGTATCACTTACACAACGAACACGGATGGCGTGATCGTTTGGGAGGTTTACCGGAAGCGGGATGATGGGGTGTGGGAGGTTTATACCTATAGCCCTGCGGCGGTGGATCTCGATCTGCGGGACCCGATGGAATTGCCCTATGATCATGGCCAATGCCCGTTCGTGGATTTCCCGTATGAGATCAAGGACAAGGGCTGGTTCAGCCCGCGAGGCGTGTGCGAGATTCTGGCGGCGTTCGAGCTGAGCATGACTGCTATGTGGAATCACAAGCATGACGCGATGACGCTGTACAATCGCCCGCTGTTCCGTGCGGAACGGGAGCTGCCCAACAGCATCAACCTGCGGTTCCAGCCGGGACAGATTCTCCCTTACGGCGTGGCCCCGGTTCAGATGCCGCAGCCGCCGGTGAGCTTTGATCAGGAGCTGAATCAGACGCGGGCCATTGCGGAGAACCGGATCGGTAGCCCGGACTATGCGATGAGTAGCGCGATGAGCAGCGGCAGTGATCGGCGGACGGCGACCGAGATCCAGAGCATCAACGCTCAGTCGATGCAGAGCGGTGATCTGCGGGCGCGGTTGTTCCGCATGGCACTTGGCAAGCTGTACCGGCAGGCTTGGAGTTTGTATGTGCAGTACGATAGCAAGAGTTTGCGCTACCGCTTTGCGGAGGATTCGCTGGATGCTGATCCGGTGGCATTGCATGACCAGTATGAGCTGGAGCCGAAGGGTGGAATGGACATGGTGAGCCGTCAGATGATGGTTCAGCAGGCCATCAATCGTAAGCAGTTGTTCATGAACTCGCCCTGGGTGGATCAGGTGGCCTTGGACAAGAGCATCATGGAGCTGGATGATCCGAGCCTGATCAAGAAATTGATCCGTGATCCGGGTCAGAAGCAGCAGGACGAGCTGGAGGACGAGACCAAGACGATTCCGACTCTGCTGGTGGGCATTCCGGTGCCCGCGAAGCCGGGTCAGAACTACGCTGGGCGCATCGGGGTGCTGATGCAGTACCTGAATGGTGCGATCCAGCAGGGTCAGCAGTTCAGTCCTGCGGCGCAGAATGCGTTCATGGTGCGTTTGGACTCCCTGCTACAGGCTTACGAGCAGGTGGCGACCAATGAGGCGCGGAAATTGCGGAAGGAGATCCAGAAATTCCTCACGAGCAGCGGTCTTTTGCCGAATCAACAGCAGCAAGTACCGGTTCCGCAGCCTGAGATGGCGCAAGCCCCTGTTTAAGAACACAAATGACCTGTAAAGATTGCCGATATCGAGCCTCAGACAGCACTTGTCGGAGGTTCCCGCCCACCAGTAGACCCACTTGTTGGCCTACTGTGCTGGAATTTGACTGGTGCGGTGAATTTCACGCTATGACTACCATTGTTGAACCCCCTCAGCCGATTCCGACTGCGATTCCGGCCCCTACTCCTCCTCCTGTGGCTACCAATTTGGAGCAGCTTGAGGAGGGTGTGGCACCGAAAATCAGGTTCCAGAAGACTAGGAAGTCCGAGAACATCAAGGAATTGCAGGATTCACCCCTATTCCAGTCCTGATATGTCCGAGTACCAAGGCAAGAAGGTCACGCTCAACAAGCCGTTCTACACTCCGGGCGAGGCCAAGAAGAAGGCCGTGTATGTTCGCAACCCGAAGGGTACGATCATCAAGGTCCGATTCGGTGATCCCAAGATGGAGATCAAAAAAGATGACCCGGAACGGCGAAAGAACTTCCGTGCGCGGCATAACTGCGATACGGCGACGGATAAAACAACCCCGAGACACTGGAGCTGCAAAGCATGGTAAGTTTCCTCGCAAAACTCAGGACCGCTTGGACTTTCTCGCGGCATCAGATGTGGGTCGATCCGCTTCCTTGGCGAAAGGAGGACGCGGCTGCGCTCAACAATTTCTTCAGAAGCGATACTGGCAAACGATTCAAGGACGCACTGTTAAACACTGTGCTAATGCAGAACGCTTCTGCTATAACTGACCGAAACCATTTGCAATACTCGTCAGGATTTGCAATGGGTCAGGCCAGTCTTGTGAAGGTCATCGAGATGATGGCCGATCAGGAATCAATTACGGGGCAGGAAGATGATCCGGATTCTGCCACGAATACATAGGATCAAAGTTGCGGTTGTTGGTCTGTGCGGACCAGCAAACGAGTAAAAGCACAAAATGTCAGACGAATCAATCAGTGCAGATGGCCTACTCGCCCTAGCCAGAGATCACGATGCCGGTGTCGATATCGACAGCCAGCCAAGGGAGTCGTCTCCAACACCAAGTGAGACAGCTTCGACTGAGCAGGAATCCTCCAATGAGGTGACCGCCAGCAAAGAGTTCGATGGTGGTGAGAAGGAAGTAAGCACAAAGTCAGAGACTGAAACCAAGGCGACAAAGACTGAGCCGAAGGTTGAGAAGGAGAAGAGCAAATTCGCCCAGGAGCAGAACCGAAAGGCCAAGACCTGGGAGCAAATCAACGCTGAGAAGGAGGCCCTCAAGGCTGAGCGCGAAGCGGTGAAGCGTGAGCGTGAGGAATGGAGCAGGAGCCGGGAGCAATCCAAGGCTGCCGAGACCAATTCTCATCGGGACGAGAAGGGCTATACGGCGGAGGACTACGAGGCTGCGGCCAAGGAGTTTGAGGCTGATGGCGATTCTCAGTTGGCCAAGGCAGCGCGAGCCAAGGCTGATAATGTCAGGAAAGCGGCTGGTGAAAGACAGCAGAAGGTTCAACAGGAGCAGTTCCAGAAGTCATGGGCTGAAAACTACGGCAAGTTGTCCGAGAAGGAGGCTTGGCTGAAAGATCAGAACAGCTCTGAGTACAAGCGTACTGTTCAGCTTCTGAATAATTTCCCGCTGCTGACCGCGACTCCTGATGGACTCGTTCACGCTGTCGAAATTGTGAAGCTCCAGAATGCAGCCGAACGATCTCAGTCGATGGAAGCCGAGAACAAGTCTCTGAAAGAACAACTCAGTAAGCTCCAGCAGAAGACCGCCATTGGTAAAAGCGTACCGGCAGGACAACTCAAAGCAGAGGAGAAGGATTTCTCCAAGCTATCCCTGAAGGAGCAAAGGGATGCGCTCATGCGAGCGACAAGAGAGTTCGACCGGGACGAAGGCTAATGGCCAACCACAACTAAAATATGCCAGTTACTACTTCAACCACGCTTACGAGCCAGTTCCAGAACTACTTCAGTAAGGAACTGCTCTCAATCGTTCAGCAGGAGACCATCCTGGATCAGTTCGCCATGAAGGCTCCGATCCCCAAGAACAATGGTAACAAAGCCATCTCGATGTTCCGCTTCGGTGCGCCGAGCATTGGCAGCGTTGCTACCATTGGAACTGAGGGTACGGCCATTGCTCCTGCTGCTTACCGCGCTCTGGCCCTGAACAGCCTGAGCAAGTCGCTCGCCCAGTATGGTCAGGTGATCGGTTTGACCGACATCCTCCGCGCTACGGACCTGTTCAACTCGCTCCAGCAGGCCACCAAGACCTCCGGTCTGGACATGGCCCTCTGGGTTGACTCCGTGATCCGTAACGTGTTGGTTGGTTCCAACCTCACTGCGAGCGGTTCGTCCATCGGTTCCGCTGCTGAGGGTGCTGGTACGTTCGATAACTCGGACGCTGTGAACACCGTCGCCAGCTCTGGCGGTGTGAAGGTGTACGGCAACCCTGCTACGCTGACCACCCAGAGCTTCTCCGCTCTGAACAGCGATACCACTGCTGCCAACACCACGATGACGGCATCCGCCGTCCTCGATTCCATGACCCGCCTGAAGCGCAACCGCGCTCCGCTGATCAACGGTGGCTACGTCCTCGCGACCGATCCCCGAGTTGCCCGCGACCTGATGCGCGATGCCGACTGGTTGAACGCCTCCAACTACGGCAACAAGGGCCAACCGTTCTATAAGGGCGAAGTGGGTTCCATCTATGGTTGCCGTGTTGTTACCCAGACCAACTCGTTTGTCAGCACCGGTTCCGCGACCGCTTCGGACGAGTTTGTTTATCAGGCGACCTCCGCTGGTGGTGGTTTGGCTGTCAGCAAGGACATCATTGCCTCGTTCTTCTTGGGCAATGAGGCGTTCGGTATCCCTGCCTTGACCGGTGATGATCCGTTGTCTCCGAAGATCGTGATCACCGATACCCCCGACAAGAGCGATCCGTTGAATCAGCTCATCACCGTTGGTGTGAAGCTGTACTTCGCCACCCTGCGCTTGGCCGCTGGTAACACCGGTTCCACCGGTAACCCGACCTGGTACTTGGTGCATCGTACTAAGACCTCGACCACGCTGTAATATGCGACCACAGACGGCCACCATTACGGTGATTGCCGTCAGCCCAAAGGGGCATCATCGAGCAATCGGTGGTGCCCCTTCTCATTCCGCTTGCGGATGTGATGAGGCTGACAACAATGCGCCCATGATTTCTATTCCGGTCGAGGCTCTTTCCACTGACATGGAAGATGGCCAACAGGCCACTCCTGAGGTTGGTGATGAAGTAGTTCTCGATGAAGTTCGCGGTATTCTCAAGAAGCTCGAAAACGGCGAAGCCTACGTCGAAATCAAGAGCGTGAACGGTATGCCCGCTGAGTACGAGTCCAAGAAGGATAAGGCCATGAAGAGCGAAGGCCCTATGGATGAAAAGGGTATGCGCGAGATGGTCGCTGAGTACGATAGCGAGATGGAGTCCTAACATGCCGATTTACACCTTCGAGAACAATGGTCGGTCCATCGAGCATATCGCTCCGATGGGTACTGACTCTGTTGTCCTTGATGGGAAACGGTGGACGCGACAGCCGGTGGCCCGCTTCGGGGTCACCGGTTTTGCTCGTGAAGCCGAACTCAAGGACAAGGTAAAGCAGGGATTCAGCCGGATGGAAGACCGGCAGGGTTCCCGCTTTGAAAGCACTTTCAGCAAGAATCAAATTCGGAAGATCTGGGATATATGAGCATTGATGCAAATCTCGCAACTGAGTATTCGATGGGTGTTGCCGGTTTTGGCCTCGTGACCGCCACGACGCTGACCACTGGCCCATTCGTTGCGGTGACCACGGTTGCCCCGACCACTTTCACTTCGATCACCGGAAACAACATCACTGGTCCTTGGTCCACGGTGGCCATACCGGCTGGTATCACGCTCCCTGGACCGATCCAGAGCTTCCAGATCAACACCGGTGCGGTGGTGGCTTTCAACGGTGTGATCAACTCCTAAACAGGTGACTCTCGCTCTTGGAACAAGGTTGGTATCGACAGGCGGCGGACAAGTTGTCCAGCCTG